TGTTCTGAAATCCAGTTGACAACTGCACCACGTTCGGCATCACGTGCAGAAGCTGTGGTTACGGTCGGGTCGAGAGCGACAGCTGTCGGGTCCTTTACGCATTCAGGGATGATTTTCGGTTCGCCCGTCCATTCGTCTTCGACAGTGGTCACGACGATGAAGTTTGCACCAAGGTCCACCGCCTTTGCAAAACAGTTCAGGAATGCGTTCTTGGCATCAGAATCGGCTTCGATGTCATTGATTGCATCCTGGATTTCCTGGTTTGCGGCCTGGTCTTCGAGCTGTGCATGCCAAGGGGATGCGGACAGGGGAGAGCTGATTGCGGCTTCAAAAACGGACCATTGTGAAAGGTGTTCGCAACGCCTGCGTGTACGGTGCCATTCCTTGATTAGCTCAGGTGTCCAGAAATCTCCTGAAAACATTCGGTCGGCGTCAACACGTGCCTGGACAGATGTGCTGTAATACTCCGAGGACTCTTTAAGGAAGTCCACAACCTTTTCTGTAATGTCTCTATCTACTCGCGGGTATTCTATTCTTTCGGACATAAATCCCCTCCTGTGGGGAAATTAGGCCGCTGAACTATCTCAACTGTGCCGCAAGCATCCTTGCCGCTATTGTCGATGCACTGCTGTTCCTTACAGTTCCAGCAAGTTTTCTGGCCCTGTTTGCAAGCACCAGTGCATCTGCATGGTCAGGGGAGCCACCGACAATCTTTGCTATTTCTGCTTTAGGTATAAGCTGGGTCTGGCCACGATTGTTGATTATGTAGGTGGTGTAGGAGAGCTGGTTTCTGCATCTGAGGCTGTCACCAGCGTCAGGTAGGTAAAAGGACGATTCCTTGACGGTCTTGCCAAGGTCAACATACATCTGCGAACGCACGTTGAAAATGTTGTCGTCATCGGATGCACCAGCGAAGTTGACACCGTCGGTTCCCATTATTCGTTTGGTATAATCGACCGTTGCAACACCGAATCCACCCGTGGTGTCAACCAGTGCCCCCTCGACCTTGTACTTGCGGTTGAGTTCAAGCATTGTTGCAACAAGCTTTTGCGTCTCGGCATGGAACTCCTCAATCCATTCAACAAGTCCATACTCGTCGATTACGCAATAGACGGAACTGTCTCGGCCACCAGCTGCAACGTCCATGCCAATCCATACAGGGTCGTCAGCACGGTGTGGGGGACGGGAGGTAGTGAACTGGTTTACATCGACTGCAATATTGTTTGCAACCCCGTCGAGAAACTCGCCTAGAATCTGTTGCTTGACAAAGGATGAATCTGGTCCACCATACTTTTCAATCTGGTCTTCTACATAGCTTGGGTCAAGCCTGTGGTTGTCGTAGGTTGTTGCGTGGATGACGATTTCGGGATGCTTCTTAATCATTTCCCTGAACCAGAGCGACGTAGGAAGGATTGACGGGGTTGTAGTGTACCTGTATCGGGCCTTGATGATTCGGCCCTTCAAATCGACACCACGGCATCTTTCTTCACAGTTGTTTCTGAGCTGTTCGCAGCTGTATGCGGCCTCGTCTGCCAGGTAGTTGGATATGTTTGTCAAGCCAAGAACCGAGTCGTATGCCTCCGACGATGCACCATAAATCGTCGCACCGTTGGCGAACGTCATTATTTTTTCTTGCTTGTTGTAGACGAAGTCCATGTTGAAACGCCGTGCCTGACGCTGCAACTCGGCAAAGACGACCTTGTGCAAGGCCGAATAGTTCTGGGCAGATACTATTGAGTTCTGGAAGTCTGCTGCCTGTTGGAGCAACCACATGGCTGCAACCATCGTCTTGCCGCAACCAACGCCTGTAACGAGGGCAAGACGCTTGTCGCCATCCCTCCGCATGAACTCCATCTGGTGTTTCAGAAGACCTACATCCACGGGTTACCCCTTGGCTGGTGCCTCATCCAAAACGAATCTGATTGTAGAATCTACCTTGGCCTTTGATTCCGTCTTTGCGTTCACCTTGATGTTCTGGATTGCGTCTTCGGACTGGTCGAAGTGAACCCCGATTAAACGGATTGACTTCTCAATCATCGAAAGGTAGGCGTCGTCGTGCTGCTTCAATGCCTTTAAAACTTCTGTTCCTAAGTCCAGTTCCGAAGTGAGTTTTGCAAGGATGTTGTGACGTGCTTCCTTGCGGAGCTTCTTTGCCCTTGCGGCGCTTATAGCGGCTTTCTTGGCCGTTTCTGAGGTGAATGGTGTCCCAAAGTGCTTCTTCGCCTTTGGTGCGCTTTCAGACGCGTTCTGAGCGGTTTCTTCGGCGCTACCGTTAATTTCTTCGTTCATATCTCCTCCTCCCACAATACTTGTAAGGCGCCCTGTGTTGGCGCCTGTTTTATTAGTCCTTGACCAGTCTTGAAACGTCAAACTGTGCAGGGACCTTTTCCTGTATTGAATTGACTTTGGTTTGAATCGAATCGACCTGAACCTTGATTGAACCCAGTAGTTCGATTATAAGGTCGAGCCTCTTTACAATCGGGTCTTCAACCTTGGTTTCAATCAGTGGTTTCTTATCGGTCGAACTCGTCGTATTCTGAGCCTTTTTCATCGTTCTCTCCCATTTCAGGCTGGATAAATTCCTCGCCTTCGACTACGATGTCGCCACCGCCGATGCCGCTGATGAGCGTTCCAACCTCGGCGATGTCCTCCTCCGCAACACCGTACTTGGCAAAGATTTCGTCCAGTTTCTTGATTAGCTTTTCCATGATATTCTCCTCCTTAATGGGCCTGGCAAGGGTCGAACTCGCGACATCCTGGATGTAAGCCAGGCGCTCTTCCAACTGAGCTACAAGCCCTCCACAGTGTTAAATTAGTGGTTGTCCATGTTTCTCCTTTCCTCTAGTATTTCAACAACAGTCTTCATTATGTCCACGCTTGCACCACATGCGATGCCTAGGAATGTAATAGCCCATATCCATCGTTTAATAGTCATGCTATCCCTCCAAAATGTTTGACGGCGGGGAAACCACAAAAGGAAATGCATGAGGAAAACGGTCTCCCAGCCGTCATTTTGAAATTAGGGCCAGAGCGCGTGTGGAACGCGTGTGGAGCGCATAATTTCAATGTGTGTACAGGTTGAGGGGTAATCACGCCTACCTACCATCGTAGGAAAGGTTCCTGGGGGTGTCCTTGTTGGGCACCCTCTGTTATTTGCACGGAAAGGGACTTTCTATCCTTTTTTACGCAGGGGGTAGGTGTGAGCCTACACCAGCACCTAAAACAGGCACAGAAACAAGCGCTGGTCAGCCAGGATAATCTTACGATGATAGAGCACCTGAGTTACTTAACAGAAGATTAAGAGCATCCACGTTACTTAAAGGAAGATTAAGAGCACCTGAGTTACTTAACATGAAGATTAAGAGCACCTGAGTTACTTAACATGAAGATTAAGAGCATCCACGTTACTTAACATGAAGATTAAGAGCATCCACGTTACTTAAAGAAGATTAAGAGCATCTCCAATCTAAGCAAGTTTGACGCAGAACACTGTTTCAGGAATGATATAGGACGATTCGGAGCTAACTCCCGTGCTAAGCAACATTCCGTTAAGCAACTCCCCGTTAAGCAACATTGAAGTTAACCAACATTCCCTAATTACCTCCCAGGAAAGAACGGGCCGTAAGGCCACTTTTCCTGAAAGGAATCGAGGAGAATCCTCCTATGCAGCTTCGCTGCCTAAGTGTCGCCTTCGGCTCCGAGCATCTTTGAGGAATTATTTTATTTGGTAGTTATTTAAAAAAGGTTCATTCCTGCTCATATCCTTGCTCTAAAACATTCATCCTGTTTAGACATTGGTATGCTCCTGAATGAAACATGAAAAACCACGTCGTTAAAACATGGTTCACTCTTAATATTACTTAACGCTCCTTAAACGCGACTTTTTGTTGACTTTTTGTGCTTTTCTGAAAATTCTCAGAGCGACTTTTTGTTGACTTTTCATGTTCCTTAAACGCGACTTTTTGTTGACCTTTCTCAATAGTGAAACAAAAAAGCCCCGTTTTCACGAGGCTTTATTTAATCCCTGTATCTTCTTTTTAATGCGCTTTTGTTTGCCTTGCTGATATTGTTTTCCTTGCACCAGGCGTCAAATTCTTCCTTCGACATGGCTGCTATCATCTCGCCTCGTTTAGGAGTTTCCACACCCTTCTTTCTTAGCCTGTACCTGCTGTCCTTCGAGAGGTCCTTTACCATGTCATATTGCTGCTTGACATCGTCGGTCTTTGCTAACCCATCGGCAATCCTGTCCAGCTTGCCCATCCTTTCGGTAAGCTTCGGCACGGTCTTCGTGGCGCCTATGTAGTCCATCAGCTTTGTCTTCGGAAGCGGGTTCTTTCCTTCCGTGAGGTATCCGTGGACCTCGTTCATCAGGTTTGAGGTTGCCATTGAAGCGTCATCCGTATGGTATACCTTTATTGCGAGCTGGTATACAAGGTGTTCCGCTTTGAGGAACTTCTCCATCTGGATGGTCCAACCCTCGATGTTGAACGGCCCGAAGTATTTGAGCATTGCGTCATGGCATGCATCCTTAATCTTCTCGTAGGAATACTTCTCAATGTCTTCCTCATCAAGGGATATCGAGGGGTTTTCGAGAACCTGTCTCCTGAAGAAAAGGTAGTTCAGCATCCATTCGTGGTAGACCATTATGGCTATGTTCTCGAACTTTGCCGCAGGAATCTTCATCCTCGGTTGACCTTTCTTTTGCTTCATCCCTACCCATATCCTGTAATGAGGGCATAGGAATCCTTTCTTTGGGATGTTGACATTGTACTTGTCCAGAAGCGCCTTGATGTTTTCCTGGGACAGGATGTCATCGTGCTTGGTGAACGGGTCTTTATCACGGATTTCCTTTGCGAGTTTCTGTATTTCGGTATACCTATCGAGCATCATCCGCATCTTTGCCTGCGGTGTCATCATGCTTCGCTTTATAAGATGAGAATAAGGGGATACTGTTGCCATGGCCTTCATTCCACGAGATTGATAAAAACAGAACGGGGCCAGTCTGCGCTTATTATGAAGGACGGCAACAGACTGACCCCTTAAAATTAAACTCTCTTTTTCCTTGGCGGAAAGAACCTTCATTTTCAATCCACCAAACTTTTCACACGAGGGCAGGACTCGAACCTACGACCCCGAGCTTAACAGGCTAAGTAACCCATTCTATCGCAACCCTTGCGGGAGAAAAAGGCGAACAGGTATTTTACGTGCTCTAACCAACTGAGCTACCTCG